AGAAATATAATAATGCATTTATTCTCTGTGAGGTCAATGATATAGGCGATCAGGTTGCTTCAATCCTTCAATATGACTTAGAGTATGAAAATTTGCTTATGTGCTCTATGAGGGGCAGAGCAGGGCAAATCGTAGGGCAAGGATTTTCTGGTAAGAAAACTCAACTTGGAGTTAAGATGTCCAAGACGGTAAAGAAAGTTGGAGCACTTAATTTAAAAACTCTCATAGAAGCAGATAAACTTATTTTTAATGATTATGAAATATTGAGTGAATTGACAACATTTATTCAGAAGAGTAATTCATTTGAGGCAGAAGAAGGATGTAATGATGACCTTGCAATGTGTCTTGTCATATATGCGTGGTTAGTACAATGTGATTACTTTAAAGAATTAACTGATCAGGATGTAAGAAAGAGGTTATATGAAGAACAAAAGAATCAAATAGAACAAGATATGGCACCATTTGGATTTATTAATGACGGAATGGATGATACTAGTTTTGTAGATGAAGATGGAGATAGGTGGTTTACAGACGAATATGGTGATAAAGGTGGTGGAATGGATTATATGTGGAACTATCGGTAGTGTTCATTTATTGTTCATGCATTTTTGACCCCTCGTAAATGTCCATTTTAATAAATATTTTTTAGAGAAACTGAGATTTCGGAGAACAAAAACATGGCAACTCCTCAATTATCTCCTGGAGTATTAGTCAGGGAGGTTGACTTAACGATAGGAAGAGCTGAGAATGTATTAGATAATATTGGCGTGATTGCGGGACCATTTAAAATCGGACCTGTTGATGACCCAATTGACATAAGCACAGAGCAGGAACTTATTGCTACTTTCGGTAAGCCCCTGTCTACTGACTCACAATTTGAGTATTGGATGTCAGCATCCTCATTCCTTTCCTATGGAGGGGTTCTAAAAGTTTGTAGGTCGGCAGGACCAACTCTAGCAAACGCAAATGCTGGTGTTGGACAAGCTGCTGCTACTTTAACTGACAGTGCAAGAATTGATAACTACGATGATTACCTTAATAATCATACGGAAGCTACCAATTTTAACTACGCTGCTAAAAACCCAGGAACTTGGGCAAACAACTTAAAAGTTTGCTTTATCGATGATATTGCAGACCAAACAGTTGGTATTGCTACTACAAGTTTAACTAATTTGGGTTGTCGCATTGGTGTTGGTGTTACTGTTGGATTTAACACTACTAATGTAGTTGTTCCTGCTGCAACAGGTGGAACAATATCAACCATTAGTTCCGGATTCTTAAAAGGTATTGTTACTGGTGTTTCTACAGCAACCAGTGGAACAGCAAGTACCTTTGATATTAAGATAGTTTCTCGTGTAGACAATTCTACTTCTGGTGTAACAACGGAAACCGAAATTACTTACGCAGAAGGGACAACATATGCATCTGTTACTACTGGAGTTAGTACAAATGTCCGATTTGTAACCAGTGCTGGTGTTAATACTAGTGGTGTTAATGCTTCTGGTCACTCATCTAATGTTCAAACTGTTGCTGATTGGTACGATGCTCAGACCTTAGGTCTTACTAATGCTACTCAGTACTGGAAAGAAATTGCTCCAAAACCTGCTACTAACAAGTATTCACTTGATAGAAAAGGTAAGAACGACGCATTACACATCGTCGTTGTTGATGACTTAGGAACTGTTACTGGTATTCAGGGTAATATCCTTGAGAAGCATATCAGTCTTTCTAAGGCAGCTGATGCAATTTCCGCAGTAAATTCTCCACAAAAGATTTTCTACGAAGCATACTTGGCACTTTATTCCGACAATCTGTACGCTGGTGGTAACCCATCCAATGCTGCAGACGCTTACTGGGATACTACACCAAGAGCAACTGGATTTACTACTTATTCAGGTACTGCTTCTGCATCCTTTAATCCAATTTCAACTGGAGATGCTCTCTGGAACCAAGACGCACAGGGAATTACATTTAGTGCTATTGGTAACAAAACTTATGTTCTAACAGGAGGAGTCGATTATTCTGCTTCTGGTGGAATGAAGGCAACTCTTGGAGATATCATTACTTCTTATGGTAAGTTCTCCAATAAAGATGAGGTTGCTGCAGATTACATCATCATGGGTCCTGGATTCGATTCACAGAACGATTCCCAAGCAAAAGCAGGATACCTAATTTCTATCTCACAAAATAGAAAGGATTGTGTATCTCTAATTGGACCACATAAGGGTGATTTGGTTGGTATTACTAACTCAACTACCCAAACTGATAACTTAATTAAGTACTTTAGTTCACTATCTTCTTCATCTTATGCAATATTTGATAGTGGATACAAGTATACTTACGATAGATTTAATAACAAGTTCCGTTACATTCCAACTAACGCGGACATCGCGGGTCTGATGGTACGGACGAACTTGGTTGCTTATCCTTGGTTCTCACCAGCGGGTCAGCAGCGGGGTATTATTAACAACGCAATTAAACTTGCATACAACCCCAATAAAGCACAAAGAGACAAGCTTTATCCTCAGAGAATTAACGCCGTTATCACTCAACCTGGAATCGGTACATTACTCTTCGGTGATAAGACTGCTCTCGGTTATGCATCTGCATTCGACAGAATTAACGTTCGTCGCTTGTTCCTCACTGTTGAGCAAGCACTGCAGAAAGCAGCAGAGGCACAGCTCTTCGAACTCAACGATGAACTAACACGGGCAAACTTCCGTAACATTGTTGAACCATATCTTCGTGATGTTCAGGCGAAGAGAGGACTCTATGGATTCCTTGTTGTTTGCGACAGCACTAACAACACACCTGATGTTATCGATAATAATGAATTCCGCGCAGACATCTTCCTGAAGCCTGCCAAGTCGATTAACTACGTAACTCTAACCTTCGTTGCCACCAGAACTGGTGTTAGCTTCGATGAAGTGGTTGGTAGAGTTTAACTTTATTATCTAAATAACACCAGGAGGATAACCAAAAATGGCAACTTCAAGAGAAAACAAGACACTCTCTCAATTTAAGTCACAATTAATCGGTGGCGGCGCAAGACCCAATCTGTTCGAGGTAGAGTTAACTACTCTACCTGATGCCGTTCAGGGATGGGAAGCAGAGAAATTCAGGTATCTTTGCAAAGCAGCATCATTACCTGCTTCAAATATTGCTAACGTCGATGTTCCATTCAGGGGTCGTATTTTTAAGGTCGCTGGAGACAGAACCTTCGAACCTTGGACTGTTACCGTCATTAATGATGAAGACTTTATCATCAGAAATGCTTTCGAAGCATGGATGGATCAGATTTCTAAGTTAAGCAACAACCTAGGAGCTACTGAACCTAATTCTTATATGACCGATGCAGTTGTTTATCAACTAGGTAGAGGTTCTGTTAAGAATAGCAGGGACAGTGAAGGCGAGGTTAATGCTGTACTAAAAGAGTACAAGTTCATTGACATCTTCCCAACTGCAATTTCAGCAATCGATCTTTCATACGATACTGGAGATGCAATCGAAGAATTTACCGTAGACTTCCAAGTTCAAACTTTCGAACTAATTTCAGGCGGTCCTAACGGCTAACTAAATAGAAGAAAGATTAAATAAATCATGGCTAAATTATTTGGGTTCTCGATAGAGGACACAGAGCCACTTTCTCCTACAGCGGTATCCCCCGTTCCTCCTAACGATGAGGACGGGGTTGACCACTATATGAGTAGTGGCTTTTTTGGTTCTTATGTTGACATGGAAGGTGTTTATCGCACCGAATTTGAACTTATTAAGAGATATCGTGAAATGGCGTTACATCCGGAAGCGGATAGTGCTATTGAAGATATTGTGAATGAAGCAATTGTCTCTGATGTCAATGATTCTCCAGTAGAGTTAGATCTTGATCATCTTAATGCTAGTGATGGTATTAAGAATAAAATAAGAGATGAGTTTAAATTTATTAAAGATCTTTTAGATTTTGATAAAAAATCACATGAAATTTATAGGAATTGGTATATTGACGGTAGGATCTATTACCATAAAATAATAGATTTAAAGAAACCACATGAAGGTCTTCAAGAATTACGTTATATTGACGCAATGAAAATGCGTTATGTACGTAAAGAAAAGAAGCAAGAAGATGAAAAATATAGGAATCCAGTAATGCGAGATACTGGTAATCCTATGGATTATGAGTTTCCACAGATAGAAGAGTTCTTTATTTACAATCCTAAGGCAGGATATCCTACTGGAAACGTTAATTCAACAGGTGCAAGTACAGGAATTAAGATTGCTAAGGATGCAATTACCTATTGTACTTCAGGATTAGTTGATAGAAATAAAGGAAATACCCTTTCTTATCTCCATAAAGCAATTAAATCTCTCAATCAATTACGTATGATTGAGGATTCTTTGGTAATTTATAGGTTATCAAGGGCACCAGAACGTAGAATTTTCTATATTGATGTAGGAAATCTGCCAAAAATGAAGGCAGAACAGTATCTTCGTGATGTGATGATGCGTTACCGTAATAAATTAGTGTATGATGCATCTACCGGAGAGATTCGAGATGACAAGAAGTACATGGCAATGCTTGAAGATTTCTGGCTCCCTAGAAGGGAAGGAGGTCGTGGTACTGAAATTTCTACTCTTCCTGGAGGTCAAAACCTTGGAGAGATCACGGATATTGAGTACTTCAAAAAGAAATTATATCGGTCGCTCAATGTACCCCCATCAAGAATGGACGGAGAAGGAGGATTTAATCTGGGAAGATCCTCAGAAATATTGAGAGATGAATTAAAATTCACTAAGTTTGTTGGACGTTTGAGAAAGAGATTCTCAAATATGTTTAATGACATGCTGAAGACCCAATTACTCCTGAAGAACGTAATTACTCCAGAAGATTGGGAGGTTATGAGTGAGCATATTCAGTATGATTTCTTATATGATAATCATTTCTCAGAATTAAAAGAAGCAGAATTATTAAATGAGAGATTAGGAAGTGCTGCTACAGCAGAACCTTATGTTGGAAGGTATTTCTCTCAGGATTATGTAAGAAGAAAGATCCTTCGTCAGACTGATGAGGAGATTATAGAACAGGATAAGATAATTAAGAAAGAAATTAAAGACGGAGTTATTCCTGATCCTGCTACAATTGATCCTGAAACGGGACTTCCATTAGATGCGGTTCCTGCAAGTGCATCAAATATGAATGGTGGTGTTCCTGTTATGGAACCAGATCTAGAAGGAGAAGTAATCAAACCAGTCGATTTACCTAAAGGTGGAGAGATTTGATTGAAGATGCTCCCAATGGAAGACCTGCTGTTAGAGTAGATTTTGGCGTAAAAGATGTACGTCTCTTATATAATGCTGTAGATTTTTATCTTGAAAATCGAGTGAAAGTATATGATGGGAAAGAACCTATTAAAGATTCGACGGAAGATGTTTGGGCAATGAGAAAGCTTTTATCATCTGTTATTCTTGAATATAATTTTCATTCTCACTAATACATAAATATTATAGGTCAACTTATTGATTATTTAAAATGCCTGATACCAAACCTGATATGAATGCGGTCCAAGGGAAACTTATGGACATGATTGTTGCTGACGAATCACCTTCAACAATCAGTGATACAATCAAGGATATGCTTTTTGCTAAAACATCCGATAGGGTGGATGGTTATCGACCAAACGTAGCATCAAAAACCTTCGATTCCCCTGAAGAAGCTCCTGAAGAACCTTCAAATGAAGTAGAATCAGAGCCTCAAGAGGAGTAATTATAAATAAAAATAGTAAAATGATTTCTGGAAAGTAATGGGACATAAACCAGTTGGGGATACCACCACTCGTTCCACTAGTACATCTAGTGCGGCTACGGGTGCATTAGCCCACAAAACAGGAAGTTTAAGAGTTGCTTGTGTAGGTGCTGATTCTTTTGTTGCTATTGGAACTAATCCAACTGCAACTGCTGCAAATGGATATTATGTCCATTCAGGTCAAACGGGAATTATCGCTTTAGGTGCTCCAGGATCCAATCAGGTCACTGGAATTTCAACTACTACTGCAACAGCCGGTCAACAGGGTGCTGATAGTGGATATATTACCATTATTGATTTTCCAGAAGGTACAGGTTCTCCTTTTGAAGTAGGAGATGCTGTTAGTTTGACAGTGACCAATGCAGGTGGAGGGGATCAATCTTATTACGATTTCAGTCATAAATGTGTTGCTTACGTTGATACTAGTATGGGACCTAATGGTTATTATGGTACTAGGATTCATGTGAATAATGATTATGGAGTTGGTTATGCTCATACTGCATTATCATCAAGTAACTATGCAGAATTGAGAGGTTCTTTTAAAGTTGCTTGTATCACTTCAACTGGATCTGGTAATGCTTACATTCAACAAGTTCAAGTCGCAGGAGACACATAATGAAACTCATTAGAGAAGAAATCGAAACCGTCGAATTCGTAACCGAAGAAAGGAATGGAAAGAAATCTCTCTATATTGAGGGAGTTTTTCTTCAAGGAAACATTAAGAACCGTAATGGTCGTATGTATCCTATAGATACTCTTCGTCGTGAAGTC